AAAGTATTGATTTAATACAAACAGATAGTTCTTTAAGTATAGATCAAGATAGTGTTAATTATCAAATACATTTAGATAATCATACTACAGTTAGTGGTGGTTCTTATAGTTCTACTACAAATCTAACTACATTTACTAATCAATCTACTTGGATACCATCAGTAACTTCACCTAATGGTACTCTTGTTGTAGTTGATACAGATTCAAGTACTGCTAGAGAAGGTAGATATGCAGTAGTTACGTTAACAGGTAACTCACCTAATGATGACTTTACAGTACCTGGAGATTGGTCTAGTGCTACAGTTAATATAGGTTACTTATATGATTATCAAGTAGATTTTCCACGTATATATGTAACTAAACAGACAAATGAGAGTAAGATTAATTCTGATATTAATTCATCTCTTGTTGTACATAGATTAAAATTAAACTTTGGTAAAGTAGGTCTATATGAAACTACACTTACTAGAGTAGGTAAATCTCCTTATACTGAGGTATATGAATCTGCAATATTAGATGAATATGATGCTTCAGATGCACCTTATTTAGAAGAGTATATACAAGCAATACCTGTATATGAGAAAAATACTAATGTAGATATAACTTTAAAATCTACACACCCTTCACCTGCTACATTACGTTCAATGAGCTGGGAAGGAGATTATTCACCTAAGTATTACAAACGTGTCTAAATATATTCACCTTGCAACAGATGAGGCTGCCATTGAGGTGGCCTCTAATCTACGTCCAGATGACCTCAGAGAGGTCGTAGAAGGCCATGGGGTAGATCCTATGGAAGAGTTACTTTACGCAGCTCGTAACAGCTCCTCTGTGTATTTCACAGTGCCTAACGGCAAGACTGCTGGTATGGCTGGAGTTGGTAAAGACGGTACAATATGGATGTTATGCACACCCGCTATTCATGAATACCCAGTGACATTTGCTAGAGAAGCAAAACGGTTCGTTGAGAGTAGAACAGAACCTTTATTATGGAATATAGTCGATGAACGTAATAAGGTTCATTTAAAACTACTCAGATTTTTAGGCTTTAAATTTTTAAGAAAAAAATTACATGGTCCTAAACAATTGTCCTTTATAGAATTTTGCCGTGTGCGCACCTGATCCTAATGCCGGAGCTCGTAGAGCTGCCGAAGAAAGACAGATTCAAAAACATGCTAAGTTTGGATCTGAATCAATAAAATATTGGAATAGAGAAACTACATATAAAAGAGGTAAAGCTGCTGCCGCTATGGGTTACAGCAGAGGAAAGAGTGATGCATATGTTAAAGCTTTAAATATTGTAGGTAGTGGTAGAAAATCAGCTGAAAACTTACAGAAAAGTTATGCAGCATCTCGTTATGTTGATGAAGGCGGTGGTTCTAGAAGAGCTGGTCGAAATGCCTTACATGCTTTACTACAGAAAACTGCTCAAATTGATGCAGCATCTAATGATGCATTTGGTAAGAACCTAGATATATTACATCAAGGTTTAACCCGTGAGTATATTACAAAACAAGCTAAGAATAGATCTAGACTTGGATCACCTCCAGAATGGGGAGCACCTGTAATGATGCCACCACAAGATAAAGCTGGTCAATTCCTAGCAACACTACAAACTGGATTAAGTATTGCATCTAGTATAATGACATTAGGTACTACTGAATTAGGTAAAGTCGCCACTGGTGCTGTAACAAAGACTGGTGCTCCTGTTATGGGCTCAAGAACACTATTCAATTGGAGTGGAAGGTAAAAATTATGTCAGAATGGTTACAAAATTTAGGTAAATCTTCAATTACCGCAGGAGATATCTCCGATACTAATTATGAAGAATTCAACCGTCTTGAACATGATAATGTTAAGGCGGTCAATGAAGCTAATGATAACTTCATTAAAGGTCTAGAGGAACAATCAAGAGCTAGCATTCAATTCTATATTCAAGCTCATGCTAATAAGTTTAATCAGTATAAAAGTTTAGCTGATTTATCAAAGACAGCAGCAACAGTAGCACCAAAAGTTTTAGAACTTAATGAAAGTAGAAAGCAATATGATAAAGCTTTCAATAACTATATAACAGGTAAAGTAGATCCTGAAAAACTAAAACAGGATGAAGATGATAAGGCTATTGATGACGCTTCTGTTGCAGCTAGAAAATTTTTTGGATCTGGAGCTATAAAGGCTGATGCACAAACAAAATGGGATATCTTTACATCAGATGGTAGGTTAACAGATAAATTAGATAGTGTAGACGACTCCTATAAATTAGGTGGTGTTTACTTAGAGAACTGGATGGAGACAGCTAGGTTTGAAAAGATACCTATACCTGCCGAACTTGGTGGTGGAGAAGCATCACTAGATGATGCACAAGCTAATACTCCTTTATTCAAATATATCCAAAAAGAATTAGGTATTATTTATTTAAACGAAGCAAGAGCTGCAGGATATAGTGATAGGTTTCTTAGGAAGTATGTAACTAAGCCTATGTTTGAAAGGCAACAGACTGAATTAAATAATCAGGAAGTTGCATTAGGTAAAGCATTAGCTGTACAACAGGAACAAGCAATAAGACAACAATTCTATCAAGAAATAAAAACTAATAGATTAACTGGGGTAGTAAATCCTAAGACAGTACAGAATGCTATAAATGATCTTATAGATTCAAGTGAAAGTCCAATGTCTAGAGCACTGGCTAGGCAAATAGTCTTTGGTTGGATAACAGATGGAATTAATGATGAAAGTCTAGAGCAAGAAGATATTACCTATATTGGAAATGAACAGGTACAATTACACGGATCAGTAACAGAGAAAGAACCTAATGGAACATTCTTAGCAATAAAAGACCCTAAGCTTTGGGGGAAGGAATATTCAACCATTAGTAATTTAGTAATGCAGAAAAGTACTGATAAGATGAACTTAGAGACTCGTAATCTACAAGCACAGCAAAACATTATTGTAACTACATTAGCTAAAACAGTTCAAGAACATGGTCTCAATTCTAAAGAAGGTAGAGATGCTATACAATTAGCTAAAACTCAATGGAATGATCAATTTGCACCTGCACCATATCCAGAATCATTAAATAATTATATTTATGCTTTAGATAATCCTATACCTACAAATGATCAAATAGATTTATTAACTTATAATTATAACAATCATATACCTATACCCGAAGAGTGGATTCAAAGATTATCTACACCTAAGTTAAGACAGCAATGGAGAGAAAAAGCAAAGACAATAATGCAAACTGGATGGCAGAATCCAGCTAAAGAGAAAGGACTGGAAATCTTTGAAACATTAAATAAACGTACTCCTACTACTTATGAATTAGGTAATCTTTATAGAGGATCTGAAAAACTTTTCTTAGAAGGTTATTCTGAATCTATGAAAAGTACTGTTGGTGTTGGGACATTAGAAGAACGTATAGAAGCAGCTAGAGTAGCTGGAATAACTAAGGTTGATGCTAATATTACGGATTTAATAACTAAAGATCCTGAGCATTTCTTAAAGGTAGGAATGCCTACTGAGGAAAGTTCTAAAATAGCAATAGGTAAAAATGATTTACTTCAAGCACTACAAGCAAATCCTGGCATTATTACTAGTGAAGAATTAGTATCACCAAATGAAGAAACACTACTACAATCTGGACTGAGGTATATAAATGGTGAGATTAATACGCCTCCTTTAGAATGGCAAGTTATAGCTAAACAATCAGGTTTAGGTTTAAATGCTCATGATTTAATTACAGCTAGATTAGAAGCTGTAGGAATGCTACCTGAAGGTGTTAAAGCTCAATACAGTAATGAGAATGGAAGCGTTAGTTTGTATGAAGCACCTGGAGGATCATACAGAATAGTACTAGGAGCTCAAGGTGGTGATAATACTCACTTAGAATTTGCTGAAGCAATAGGTCATCTACAAGTTAATGCTGATAAAGGTGGTTATGATTATTTTGTTGAGAAAGGTAAAGTAATAAAAACTGATATACCTTTAAGTGAAATGACACTTGGAGAAGTTATAAATAAGATTTCTGTAAGAAATTCAGATGGTATAATTACTGGACCTAAAGGTGAAGTTAAACTAGGAATGTATGATATATCAGCAGGACAATTATTAAATATTGGTGCAATGCTGAATAGAAATGACATGGCTGGAACTTATCTGAATCGGAAATTTAATCAAGACTTACAAGATGAATTAATCTTCTTATCCTTTAAAGAAAAACTAGATAGAAATAAAACATTACAAGGAGCTTCAACTCAAGAATGGGCTCAAACTTTAAATATCTCTAAAGAATTAGCAAAGGAATTACAGGATGTGTACCCTATGCTAATAAATACACCATATCTGCAAATAAAACATTTATTACCAGATGTTGCTAAGGCACTTCTATTGGAATTAAGTGGTACACAATAATTTACTAAGGTAAACACATGGCGTTAGACCCAACGAATCCTTTAGGAGATCAATTAGATCCATTAAAGGCTTCAGAATCTTTAGCAGAAACAGCTAAATTAAGTTTAGAGCAATCAGCTCAAGAGAAAGAAGAAGAGAAAAAGGATGAAACATATAGAACTGTTCAACAAGATGCTAGGGATAACCCAGATGGTTGGGGTATTCAAGGTGTAGCTAAAGAACTTCAATCAGTTTTAACAGGTGGTGTTCAAGATACACTCTCTTCTGTTGCTACTTTCCCAGAGCGCACGGCAGATATGCTCTCTGGAGAAATGTCAAGAGAAATAGAAGAGAAGGGTAAATATAAACCACAGTGGACTCCTTTTGATTCCTATGAGAACCCTATCGAAACCAGAACATGGTGGGGTCAACTACTAAGAGGTACTGTACACTTTGGTACTTTAGCAGTAGGTATAACAGCAGCAGCAGGTGCAGCTGGTATTTCAGCTCCTGCTTCTATAACAGGTATAGCTGGATATAGCTTACTTAGAGCTGCTGCTATTGGTGCTGGTGCTGATTTATTATCTAAAACCTCCGATGGTGAGAATGCTCTAGGTATGCTTAGGGATCGTTTTGGATGGATGGATACACCACTTAGCACAAAAGATGGTGAACATCCTTTAATGTATAAGTTAAAGAATATTGTAGAAGGTATGGGAATTGGTCTAGTATTTGACGGTGTTAGTATGGTTCTTAGTAAAGGAGGAGCTAAAGCTAAAGTTGATGCTAGAAATAGAAATGTACAAGAGATAACAGTACAGAAAGGATTAGATGAACTCAGAGAATTTCAAACTGAATTTCGTGCTGCTAAGAATAAACCAATAGCTGATCAACATCAAGGAGCATTTACTTCTGAACAGAAAGTTGTAGATGCTTGGGAAACACAGAAACAGATAAGATCAGATTGGGGATCACAAGATGGATCTACTGGTTCTATTATTAGACCTATACTAACTGAACGTGCTGCTAAAACTGGTGTGATGCCAGAAGAAGTAGCTCAGAGTATATTACGTGGTTTATATAGTGAACCTAAATTTCAAGAAACTATTAGACAATTAAAACAAGGTAACAAAACTGTATTAGAAGTATTTGGTGATTCATTAGAAGCTCATCAAAGAATTACATTAGGCAGAAATGCTGCTGAAATGACAACTGAAGAATACTTAGAAGAAATACTTAGAGCTTCAGATACATATGATGTGAAGGATTCTTCTGGTAATGTTATTGATACTATCTCAACTATTACTTCACAGGATGTAGTAGTAACTGATATGATCACAGGTACTCTTATCAAACAATTGAGAGATATGGGTATTAGTGGTAGAGAGATGTCAGAGTTCTTTGATTTAGGTGCTATAGACGGTCCAGCAGCTCAAGTAGCTAATACATTAATGACTGCATTAACTGAAGCTAAAAGAGCTAGAGTTATGAAGTCACAAAACTTTAGAGATTTAGGAGCTGGTAAAAAGAAAGAATTCTTAGAAGCAACTGTATCTAAAGATATGGCAGATACTAGAGATTCTATTATGTCTATTCTTGAAATAGCTAAAGATGATTCTAGTGATGAGTTAATGAATGCTTTATTTGAAGTATTCTCTAGTATGAAAACTGTTAATAACTTAGATGACTTTGATGCTTGGGCTAGGAAAATGATTAAAGGTGGAGCATTAGAACCTAAAGGTCCAGAAAGAACTGGAGCTCTAATTAGGGAACTACAAAGCATGTTTAGTCATAGTGTACTAAGTGGTCCTAAGACGCCCTTCAGGGCTCTTCTAGGTACTGCTAGTGCTACTTTCACAAGACCATTTGCTACTACTTTAGGAGCTATGATAAGACTACCTTTTACTGGAGATTTTACTCAAGTAAGAGCAGGTATGGCATCTATGAATGCTATGATGGAAGCAATTCCTGAAGCTTATGAATTATTCTTTACTAGATTAAACTCTTATTGGAGTGGTGATGTATCAAGTATAAAGACGAGATTTGTAGAATTTACACAAGGAGATGAAAACTGGGAACTTCTTAGAAGATATTATGAAGATAGTGGTAGAGCTAGTGTAGGAGATCAAGCTTTATTTAAAATGGCTAATATGGCTAGAGCTGCTAATCAAAGTAATTTCCTTACTTATTCTACTAAGTTAATGGCAGCTACTGACGATGCTTTTGCTCATATATTAGGTAGAGCTAAGATGAGAGAGAAAGCTTTCCGTTCTGCTATGGATGCTCAGAGTAATGGTAGACCTGTTACTATTGATAATAACTTAATGAAAGCTTATGAGGATGATTTCCATGCACAAATATTTGATTCAGATGGTAATATCAAAGATGAAGCTACTAAGTTTGCACGTAAAGAAGTTACTCTTACTCAAGACTTAACTGGATTTTCTAAAGGATTAAACGATGTATTCAGTTCTAATCCATGGGCTAGACCTTTCTTTCTATTCGCTAGAACTGGTGTAAATGGGTTAGCTTTAACTGCTAAACATACACCTGGATTTAACTTCTTAGTTAAAGAATTTAATGAAATAGCTTTTGCTAATGCAGATAATCTAACTGATGTAGCTAAGTATGGTATTACTACTGCTGCTGAACTTGCTAATGCTAAGGCATTACAGACTGGTAGATTAGCTATGGGATCAAGTGTTATATTCATGGCAAGTCAGAAATTCATGAGTGGTGAACTGACTGGTAATGGACCTACAGATAGACAGAAACGTCAAAGTTGGATAGATGCAGGATATATACCAAGAAGTATTAAGATAGGTGATGTATGGGTCGGTTACGATTCTATAGAACCTTTTAACCAGATACTTACATTAATTGCTGATGTTGGTGATAATAGTTTATTAATGGGTGAAGAATGGACTGAAGATTATTTACAAAAAACTGCACTTGTAATAGCTCAAGGGTTTGCTAGTAAATCATACCTTTCTGGTATGCAGCAGTTTGTAGAATTATTCAGTGGTAAACCTGGACAATTAGAAAGAATAGCTGGTAGTATGTTAAATAATCAAGTACCTTTATCAAGTCTTAGAAATGATTTAGGTAAGTTATTTACACCATATACTAGAGAATTATCTTCTGGTGTAATCCAATCATTAAGAAATAGAAACTTAATGACTGAAGGTTTAGCAGCAGAGCCTCTGCCTATTAAATATGATCTTCTAACAGGTAGACCAATTAAAGACCATGACTTTATGACTAGAGCATGGAATATGTTCATACCAATTAACTTTAATTTAGATTATGGTGCTGGTAAAGAATTCTTATTTGCTAGTGGTTATGATATGAGAATAGCTTCTTATTATTCTCCTACTGGTATAGACCTTACTGATTATCCAGAAATAAGATCAATGTATCAAAAAGCTATAGGTAATCAAAACTTAGAAGTTAAATTAGCTAGGTTATCTAGACAGAGAAAAATAATAAATTCTGTTAATCAAATGTATTTTGATATAAGAAGTGGTAAAAGAGGTGAATACCAAGCTTCTGATTATTACCATAATTATGCTATAGATCGTTTATTTAATGAAGCACGTACTATAGCTTGGAATACTATAAAAGGTGATCCAAGAATTTCTGGCTTATCATCTGATAAATTTATCAGAAAACAACAGAAAGAACAAAAAAGAAGAACATCAGGAAATGTTTTACCAAACTCACTCCCCCTCCTAAATATATACAAATAAACAATGGCAACAACAACCTTTCATGAATACGATGGGGATGGGTCAGATAAAACCTTTAATTATTCATTCCCTACATACAGCGTAGCAGAAGTAGTAGTAGAAGTAGATGGTGTATTAGTTGATAACTATACAGTACCTAACTATGCTACATCAGGAACTAAAACAGTTACTTTTGATAACTCTACAGGCACTGTTAATACTAATGTATGTGAATCTTCTGGTGCTCCTAAGGATAATCTAAAAGTTAGAATCAGGAGAGATACTAATGTAGATGCTGCTAAACATACTTATCAAGCTGGATCATCAGTTAAAGCAGCAGATCTTAATAAGAACCAAGAACAGATTCTTAGAGCATTACAAGAAGAACAAAGCACAACAATAAATACAACCCAAATTAGAGATGGAGCTATCACTACAGCTAAGATAAAAGCTGATAATATCACTAGTGCATTAATAGCTGATGATCAGATTAACTCAGAACACTATGTAGCTGATTCAATAGATACAGAACACTATGCTCCAGGTTCAGTAGATGCTACAGCTTTAGCAAGTGATTCAGTTACTACAGCTAAAATATTAGACGATAATGTTACTTTAGCAAAGCTAGGTAGTGGAGCATTACCTACAGATATAACTGTAGCTAGTGCAAACATAGTTGATGGTACTATAGTTAATGCTGATATTCATAATAGTGCTGCTATAGCTCATAGTAAACTAAGTGGTATATCTGGTGGTAATGTATTACTAGGTAATTCAAGTAATGTACCTACTTCTACAACTCTTAGTGGTGATGTTACTGTTAATAGTTCAGGTGTAACTGCTATTACTGCTGGATCAATAGTAGATGCAGATATAGCAAACACTACGATTACAGGTGGTAAGCTTGTAAACGATACAATTACAGCCACACAGATTGCAGCTAATGCGGTAACAGGTGGAAAGATTGCTAATGCTGCTGTTGATAACTCTCACATTGCTGGGAACGCTGTCCGTACACTTCAGATCCAAGATGATGCTGTAACAACAGCTAAGATAGATGGTGATGCAATTACTGGTGCAAAGATTGCAGATAATCAAATTGATTCAGAACATTATGCTGCAGGATCAATTGATCTTGAACATATGTCAGCAAACTCTGTAGGTGAACATCAATATGTAGATGCAAGTATTAAAACAGCTCATATAGCTAATGATCAAATTGATAGCCAGCACTATGCTGCAGGTTCAATTGATAATGAGCATATGGCTTCAGACTCAATAGACAGTGCTCAATATGTTGATGGGAGTATAGATAATGTTCACTTAGCAGACGATGCAGTTGATACACAAGAAATAGCTAATAATGCTATTACTGCTCCTAAGATTAATGCAGCCGCTGTAGAGAATGGTAAAATTGCTCCTGGTGCTGTAACAGCTGATAAGTTAAATGCAGCAACAGTTGTAACTGCTAGTGAACAATCAGGTGCAACTGCAAATGATACATCATTCTTTACTACATCAGCTTCTGACGCTAGATACTTTAATGTAAGCACTGGTGATACAATTAAGGATGGTCAAACATTCCCTGATAACGATACAACAATTGCTACAACAGCAGCTATCAATGATAGGATTA